TATCAACCCACAGTTTGTACCAACCTGTTGGAATGAGAATGTAAATGGAGGACCAACAAAACGCATAATAAATAATGCAGTATCAGTCCAAACATAAATAGCATCCCGTCCTCTAATTGCTCCAACAATTTTAGATCCATCTGCAAGTCTTTGTGTACCTGCAGTATTAGTAGCTGATGGTGTATAAGTATTAATATCTTCTTGAGAAGAGAATCTTACAAACATAGGATCTTGTGTTGATTTAGTTCCAATAGTTGTTTCTGTTCCAAAAAATACTAAGTGACGATCAGGTGTAGATACTAAACTAAATGCAGATGAAGTAGGTGCACCTGAAATTATAGTTGCTCTAGTATTGTTTGCTCCTGTTGGGTTTGAATCCCATTCAAAACTTTCTCCACCATTAATTGTTGCAATAAGTTTATTACCTAAATTATCTAGTGACCATAAGCCTGGTGCTGTTACAATATCTCCTGATGCTGCAGAGTTCCATGCAAAATAATTTGATGCATCTGTAACGGTTGCACCTGATGAATGTATAGCTGCTGTCGTTCCCGTTGCACCTCTTGTTAATCCAGATAGAGTGTTTCCACTGTTACCTGTGTAGGTAATTAATTCAGAACCAATTTGCACTGTACCTGATGATGCAAAAGAACTTGCACTTGCTAAAGTTAAACTTGTAACAGATGCGTTTATTCCTGATGATAGAGTTGATGTAAATTGACCTTGTTGTTGTCCACCCCATGATCCAAGGCCCCAACCTGTTGTTGCAGTTTCAACTGCTGGTCCAACTGGATAATAGTGTTGTACACGTATGCCACCTGATGTACTTGCACCAGAGCCTCCTTCATTAGATCCCATAGTAATAGTTAAAGTGGTTGTAGTTGGTATTGATGCCACCATAAATTTTATATCTGTAAAATCATTTGATGCAAAATTAGAATTAGTGATACTTGTAAAATTATCTAATAAAATAATATCACCTTTGTTCATATTGTGAGCGGATGCAAAAGTTAATGTAACAGTTGCTGATCCATTGGTTGTAGTAAAAGCTGATGTTAAAGTTGTTGTAGATTTAATTGGATGTATGTCATAAAAAATACCACCAGAGTATGCATATAAAATACTACTACCACCAAGTGCAGCATACTTAATACCTGATGTATTTACAAAATGATGTATGGCTGTGTTACGCCCTGTAATTTCAACAGAACCTAGTTGAGCCCAACCACCTATTTTTTCAGGTAAGCCATATCTAAATCTAACATTGTCACCATTAACCCATTGACCTTCACCCTCAGTTGAAGTGACTTGTTTATTAAATCCAGGTGCAAATTTTACCTTTTGTAACATAGTTTAATCCTATGCTCTACTACGGTTTAGTTGGCCACGTAGCGTCTGTACATTTAGCAACAGTGTCTTTACCATCAGGTAAATCTCTAAGAGCTTGTCTGTAATTTTTCATATCAGTTGATATAGCATTACCTTTTTCAAGTTCCGATGTAATTTCCCAATCAGATGCTGCTAAAAGACGATCTCTTTTTTGTCTTAGATCCGCTAAAGCTCTAGCAGGAGCTGCATTAGCCCAAGCCGCTTCTTCATTGTCTCTAGCTGTCTCTTCCGCTGCTGTAAATTGTACTCTGTTACCATTTATATTATGATATCTTGGCATAGTTTTCTCCTTTGGTGTTATGTATCATTATTATAGAATTCCGTAAAGGCAAATATCTCCAGCGTCTATGTTGCCTGTATGCATAGTAAATTGCACTGCATCAATTGCTGTTGTTGTGTTACAATATCCAGCCACAAAACATTGATTAGCAGCTGGTAAATTATGTGAAGCTGATATATTGGATATAAAATGTTTTACAAATGTTGTTGAACTAGGATTAAATAAACGTAGATATCCACCAAGACACTCATCGTTGTCATAACCAACTGCTCCAATTAATTTTACAGGGTCTGTGCTTTGTGCTTGATCTAGACTTGTTTCATACGCAAGTTGTGTTGTACTATTATCTTCTGGATGGTATGTGTTAAAAAAAGTTGTTGTTGTCGTAGCATCATAGTCTGTACCACCATCTCTAAAACCAATTCTAAAATATCTTCCATCATTTTGTGGATGAATATCTTTAAATGTAAATAAATATTCTTTATAAGTAGAATCTAATACAACACTAGATGCACCATTTACGAAAGTTAAATTACTTGAACTTGATGCAGTCAGCTTTTTAATAAACACCATGTTACCACCTGCAGCTGCAACAGATCCAAAAGTAGTAGCTGCTCTAGCTCCTCGGTCATTTACTGTAATTAATCCTGAAGTAGGTAATGTCATTATGAGTCCTTTATTCCGTACATTATAATTTCACCTGTTTCTATGTTTCCAGTATCTACTTTAAATTGTATTTCGTCTATAGCTGAAGTTGTGTTAAAATAACCAGCTATTGGGAAGTATAATGAAAAATCATTATTATTGTAATCGTTAATACTTGAAATAAAATGTTTAACAAATGTAGTTGATGATGGATTAAATAATGTTAAAGTTCCAGAAATTGATTCATCATTACCATTTCCAGGATTACCCGCTATAGATTGAAATGATGTTCCTTGTGCCTTATCAAAATAAGCTGAATATGAAATACCTGCTGTATCACCACTTTCGTTATGAAAAACTTCAACCGCAGTCGATGTTATAGTTTCATTAAACCCACTTCCACCAACAGCATTTCCTTGAAATAAAAATTCTGCACCATTTGCTGATGGATGAATATTAATAAACTCAAACTTATAAATAGGATATGTGCTATCTAATACAACACTATCACTGCCATCAACAAAAGATAAAGTAGAACTACTACTAGCAGTCAAAGTTTTAATATGTACTAGTGCACCTGGAGAATTACCTGTTACTGCTGCAGGTTGTGTGGTTAGATTTCTAAGAGATCTATCATTATATTTAACTAATGCCATTATTGTTTCGGCCCCACTCCGTACATTTTAATTGTTCCACTATCCATATTGCCAGATGACATTTGAAATCTTATTGCATCAATATCATTTGTATTATTGAAATATCCAGCAACAAAAGTTTGAACACTATAATTTGTGTCAATGTTTCCTTGCGTTCTTGCTATAAAATGTTTTACAAATGTTGTTGATGATGGATTAAATAATTGTAAAGTTCCATTTAAAGAATGATCGTTGTCAGCATCTTGATTTCCATAAGCCATTAAATCTTGAAAACCTGTACCTTGTGCTAAATCATCTCCAGATTGGTAAGTCAAAGCAGCATCAGCACCATCTTCTCTCATACCAGCTACAAATACACTTGTCGTTTTAGTAACATTATAATTTGAACCAGCATCTATACTTCCATTAAATTGAAATCTATTAGTTCCAGATGGATGTATATTAATAAACTTAAACAAATAACTATTGTAAGTAGAATTTATACTTGATGTAAAAGATAATGTTGAAGAACTTGATGCTGTTGCTGTTGTAAGCAAAGTCAAATTACCATCAGTCAAGGCTGCCGCTGTAGGCAACGCTGTAATTGCTGTTAGTGCTCTGTTGACTGCAGTTCGGATAGCCATAGGTTAGGCTCCCGTTAGTGCTTTTATCTCAGCGTCATCAAGACCTAAGTCTTTTAACTTTTGTTTGCCTGATGCTTTTTTATTAGCTGCTGCTGTATCAGCATCTTTTAATTCTTGTATCTTTGCGTTAACATCAGCTTCACTTGGTATTGTTGCACCAGCGACAATAACTTTAATATTAGCATATGTCATTCTATCTGCATTTGAAATTTTATTTCCATCACTATCAACTTTTTTCCAACCATACCAATTTGGTTTATCTTTGTTAAACTCTTGAAGTGCATCTTGTAAATAATCTCTATCCATTTTATGTATCTCCTAATTTTATAAATATTGCACCTGTGGCTGTAAGACCTGTAGAACCCGCAAACCTAGAACTGTCATGAGAATAACCATTAAAACGAATTTTATAATTTGATACATTTGTTATATCTGCATGGTACTGCATTGAAATATTAACATGATGACCATTAGTTGGACTATTACCATAATTTTCTGTTACTATATTATAACTGCTGTTATTTTGGGTAAGTTGCATTTGAGCACCAATGTAATTACCAGCATAAGTATCATTAAAATAAGCATTAAACATAATTAAATAGTGTCCTGTTGAAGGAAAAGTAAATATACCAGAACTTTCTGACATTCCTGATCCAAGTTTATCATAACCATAAGTATCAACTCTTTCCCAATTACTAGCAATTACTCCTGTTTGAGTAGTAAAATTTGATGTTATTCTCCATGTATCTGCTTCTGTAATTCCACCACCAACATAAGTTTTAATTCTTGAAGCGGCAGTTTTTCTTAAAGTTCCTCCTGCACCATCGTCAACTAAAAATAAATCAGCATCAGCAATTGCTGCACCAATATCAGTTGCACCTGTAAG